CCTGAGTTCCTGGCGATTCACAAGCAGGCCGATCGGGTCCAGCCGCGCCTCGAGCGCGCTTTCCTGAAGGCTACGAATAGGATGAGCGGGCGGGTGCCTGTCGTTGCGCTCGCGGAAGCGATCGCGGACCGAGACCCTCGTACCGCGGCCAAACTCATTGACGAGATCGCCATCGAGGATGCGCTCGTCCCCACAGAGAAGATTCTCCGCGACGCGTTCGTCGCGGGCGGGAAGACAACCGCGAAGGAGATTTCAAAATGAGGTACTGGAGGCACTGGGCGACGTTCGTGACCACAGTTCTGCTCGTGATCACGGCGATCGTATTGAACGGGTGTAGCGCCGAGTCCCCGACGGCGCCGCCGCCGTTCCATCACCACCACGAGCACGAAGCACCGCCCGAGCCAGAGAAGACGTGCGACCTCCCTCCGGCCGAGCACGCCGGGTGGCGCTCGCCGTTCCACGGCACCTCGTCCAAGAAGGACGTCATCGAGGCGGCCAAGGTTGCGGTCGGCGAACGGTGCGGAGCTCACCCGCTCGACACACTTCAGCTCCTCGTCGACGAGCTACTCTCGAAAGGCGAGTGCGCCGGGATCAGCGTGGACGGCATCTTCATTAAGGCCGACGACAACCCGGGCCGCGGCGGCTTCTGGGATGAGTTCCATTCGGTCGAGTGGAAGCACGGATGCTACACGGGTCATCGCGCCTATATCGGCACGTGGTTCCATACCGGAAGTGACTGATGGCTCATCTCACCTTCGCCTTCGACGGCAAGAACGCGGACGCTCAGGCCGCTGTCGATCGGTACGTTCGCGACTACACTTGGCGGATTTCTGCCTCGACGCGGAAGGCACTCAACGCGATCGTCGAGCGCGCGATCCGCGAAGGGATCCCGCCGATGGACGCAGCGCGGCTGATCATGCAGCATATTGGTCTCGACCCTCGTCGCGCCGGTGCTATGATGACGTTCCGCGAGCGCCTGGTTGATGCAGCTCGATCGTCGGCGTCGGTCAACCGTGCGACGGAACGCTTCGGCAAGAAGCTCCTGCGGGGACGCGCTCGCACGATCGCCCGGACCGAGACGATGGGAGCGATGAACGCTGGTTCGCTCGAGTCCTTCAAGCAGGCTCAAGCGGACGGTCTTCTCGACCAGGACGCGGGAAAGGAATGGCTGGTCTCCGATCCCTGCGAGATCTGCGCTCCCCTGGTCGGCGAAGCCGTGCCGATCAACAAGACGTTCTCGAACGGGCTGGACGCTCCCCCAGCGCACCCCGCCTGCCGGTGTTCCCTGGGCCCTGCCACGGCTGCAGAAGTCTCGACTTCGACTCTCCGGCCGACAGCTGCGGTGGTTCCGACTCCTGGGATCTTGCCGCAGCTCACCTCTGTGGCAATCGCGACTATCTCGACGGCGAACGTCACTCTGGGCGCAGGCCGCTTCGCCGCGCTCCTCGAGCTCCTCAGATAGTACTGGACTTTTCGCTGGTTTTGTGATATACTGAAAGAGTAGGAAGAGAGGCGTCCTCTCTTCCATTGCCGCGCGGTGCGCGAGAAGGAGATCATGCAAGCCATCATTTCGTCCCTGGACCAGGTAGCGGAAGCGCTCCGGCCCGAGTACGTCGAGAAGGACGGTCGTTTCGTCCTGAAGGTCGAGGGCGAGCATCCCTCTACCGCCACAGCGGTCGGCGAGGCAAACACACGTATCACGGAGCTCACCGACAAGGTCGCCGAGTTCCGCGGTACAAACGTCAGGATCCTCAAGGCGATCGGAGCTGAGAACGTCGACGGCGCGCTCGCCAAGATAGAGACCCTGGCCAAGATCGACCCGGTGAAGTACGCCGCGCTCGTCGAGAAGGCATCCGAGCTGGAAAAGAAGGGCGTGAAGAACACGGACGACATCGCGACGATCGTCGCGCGCGAGGTCGGTAAGGTCTCTACCGCGCTCAACGAACGGCTCGACAAGTCCGAGAAAGCTCGGACCGACTCCGACACGGCACTCGCAAACGAGAAACTCCGCGGAACCCTGACGGCGGCCGGCATCAAGGCCAGCGTGCAAGATTCCGCGATCGACGACTTCCTGGCCCGCGCGACCTCGACGTTCAAGGTCGTCGACGGGAAGGTCATCGCAATCAATCCCGAGACGGGCACCCCTCGCTTCTCAGAGAAGACAGCAGGGGCACCCCTCTCACCCGAGGAGTACGCGGCAGGCCTTCAGAAGACGGCGCCGCATCTCTTCAAGTCTTCCGAGGGCGCCGCCCTTTCTGGTTCCGGACCAAACTCGCAGGAGTTCAGCGGGAAGGTCATCACGGAAGCCGATATGGGCGACAACCTCGAGGACGTAGCAAAGGGTAAGGTCTCCGTTCCCGTTCCCTGGGAATCGTAAGACACCCTTCACTCCTCGTGTACGTGTCCCGGATCGCAGCGCGGTCCGGGAGACGCGGCTCCGTGAGCCTTCAATGATATTCTCCGTCAAGAAAGAGGCTCACTCAAATGGCCAACTCTCATTCCGTTTGGTTCCCGAAGCTGCTCGCACAGGGTCTTCTGGAGCTCCGCCAGAACGCCGTTGCTCCCCGGTTCGTGAACCGCGGCTTCGAGCGCGAAGGTGGGCAGATCGGTTCCACGATCACCATCCCCGTGCCTAGCGCAATCACGGCCGCGGCCGTGACGCCGGGCCCGACCCAGCCCGCGAACACCGACCTCACTTCCACCTCCAAGACCATCGTCCTGGACCAGTGGTTCGAGGCGCGGTTCTATCTGTCCGACAAGGACAAGCTGGAAGTCTCCAAGAACCAGTTCCCAGTGCAGGCCGGCTCCGCCATCAAGGCGCTCGCGAACAACATCGACGTGGCCGTCATCGCCGGGTACAAGAAGTTCCACGGTTGGAATGGCGTGGGCGGAACAACTCCGTTCGCCGCCGACCTGACCGAGTTCCTGGACGGTCGGAAGAACCTGACCAACCAGCTGGCCGACGCCAGCCCGCGCTTCGCCCTGATCGACGCCGACGCCGAAGCCAACGCTCTCGGACTCCGTGCGTTCCAGGATGCTTCCTTCCGCGGTGACGCGGACGGGATCCTCAACGGCAACATCGGGTTCAAGCTCGGTTCCTTCTGGGCCGTGGACCAGAACATCGGGACGCACGTCGAGGCTCAGGCCGGAACCGCGCTCATCGACGACGCCGACGGCGAAGTCGTGGGTGTGACGCTGCTCCACATGGATGGCTTCACCACGAAGCCCGAAGCGGGCGACCGCTTCACGCTCAACGGAGCGACGGCCGACACCCAGGTCTACACCGTGGTCTCCTCGACCGCGCTCGCAGGCACCGACTCCGACATCACCTTCCAGCCCCCGCTCAAGGTCGCTACCGTGGCCGGCGACGACAGCTCGGCCGTCGACTTCAAGGGCAACTACGTGTACAACCTCATGGCGCACCGGGACGCGATCGCATTCGTGAACCGGCCGCTCCTGGACTCCGACGACGAGGGCCTGGCCCGCGCCATGTCCACGATCGACTCCGTGTCCGGGCTGGCGCTCCGTCTCGAGATCGTCCGCGGGTACAAGCAGGTCATGTACTCGTTCGACGTGCTCTACGGGACAGACGTCCCGCGCCCCGAGTTCGGCAACGTTCTCGCCGGCTAACCGTTCCTTACCACGGCCGTGTTGTCTAACACGGCCGTGGTAACCCTTTCCTCCGCCGAGGCGGTGACCACCGCGTTCGGCACTTCGGTCGGGAGATTCCCGACAAGGAGATCCAAATGGACTCTCGCATGTATCCCCAGGGCAAGCTCACGTGGTTCTCGAAGCACGTCGGCGGCGTCCTGAAGTACTTCAAGCGTGACGGTGCGTCGGAGTTCTTCGCCCTCGACGGCGCGAACTCGCGCGTACTGATCGCCGACACCGTGAAGCAGGTCCGCGGTCGATTCACGATCGCGCAGGTCAACGCAGGCGTCGAGTTGCTCCCCGCCCTCCCCGGCTACGCATACCGGATGGTCTCGGGCGGTCTTATCGGCGAAGGCGGCGCGGTGACCTCGGTCACGACCGTCGACATTCTCGGCACACAGACGACCGCTGTCAAGCTCGTCGCGGGCGCGCAGGCTGCCCTCACCGAGAACACCTTGGTACGTGACGCCGCGATCCTGGCGGCTGGCGCTTCGTTCGCAGTGAACGATGTGAACACCGCGATCACCGTGGACGTTACCGGGTCGGACATCACAGTGGCGACTCACGTCCAGGTGTTCTTCACGTACGTTGTGGAGGTGGTCTAAAATGGCGACTTACGGCCCCGCAGACATCACCATCAACTACGACAACGTCTCCGCGTCTCCCGTCGACATCTCGGCTCACGTCCTCACGATCAACGACATCGACGTCGAGAATATCACCGAAGAGACACGACCCTTCGGCGCAGCGTGGGACGAGCACCAAGCGATCGGT